ATCAGGTCTTGATCCATCTTTGTGGCGATTGAGTTACCGAGAACAGTACCCAATTCTTCAGCAGGATTACCTGCGCCCATTGCAGCAACGTCAGTCAATACAACCTGCGCGCCAACTTCACCAACCGTAACGGTTACTGAGCTAGTGCTTACAGTCGTGGATGACATATCAGTGCCTTCGGTCAAATCAGCAGCAGCAATCGCAGGATACTTAGGTACTTGGATCGTCTTGCCAGCGTCAGCGCCGATGTCGTATCGAGTAACCAAACCCATCATCAAAGACTGTTCTTCAGCCGTGAATCGAGCTTGAGCGATAATGTTGACGAATAGATCGTCTAGGGTTGTGCTAGTAGTAGCAGCCATTGTATTTCTCCAAAACTAAAAAATGGTTAATTCGGTCACTTCGCCTTCTTCATGGCAGCATATGCTTCTTTGCCGCCGTTGTTCCAGTTTTCGACCATATCAGCCACCGATACAGGCTTCGGAGTAGAGCCACCAGCGTTACCCTGACTGCCCGCCCCTCCACCGGAGGCACGAACGAAATGCGGATTAGCCGTTAGGAAATCAGAAACCAACTCATCAACAGATAGTAGGTCGCCGTTTCCGTTGTATCGCGGGGTTCCAGAATCATCGAGAACTTCAACTCCACCGTCATCGGCTAGTCGAACTCGGTTCTTCAATAACTGCGACACCTGATCAGGGGATACCGCTTCATGCTTACTTGCTGCGCTTAACAGTGATCCATCGACCAATGTTTGTTGCAACTTCTGCTTGTATGCCGTGATCTCTTGATCTTTTTTCTCGACGGTTTGCTTCAGTATTGACTCGAATTCGCCGCGTTCCTTTTGGCGTTCTATTTCAGCCTGTTCACGCTCTTGCATGATTTTACGGGCTTCATCTAAGTCGATACCTTCGAGTTTCTTATCCGCTTTCCTGCGTTCTCGCGCTATGCGATCAGCAACAATGCGGTCTAACTCTTCTTGCGTAAACGTCTTGCTTTCCTGAGTAGTTTCGGTCGTCTCAGTCTCGACAGCTTCATCCATGACTTCTTCGCTCATGTAACGATTATCCTCTAATGAGTAACACGCCGAGTGTAACCCATCGCGGTATTTTTAATCCATCACTTTTTCTTGCCCGACTTTTTCTTCTTTTTCTTCTTCATCTTCGACGCTGGGCTGTTGTAATGGTTTGGCATTCTTCTTTCCCTTCTTGGTTTTTGGTTTGTCGATTGGCAGCAATTCATCAATCACCGCGTGTAATTCTTTGAAATCATCCGACTCGGTATCCGGTGCGGCTGCTTCTAGCGGTTCGATCAGTTGCCGAATAGCCGGGGGGATTGGCCTTCTGGCGCATAGGTTTGTTGCGCGATCTAGTTCTTTGCTCATGTCACTCCACTATCGGTAACCAGTGATGCCGACAATTATACCCGCCTCGGACGATAAAAGGGTCACCAGGTGCCTTGCCAGCCCAAGAACCTTGCCAGATGTCATTGATTTCATCTTCTGTGAACGTCTTTCCTACATGGTCGCGGCAGAACTGTCGGCTGTCTCGTATAACGTCGCCATAGTATTTGAACTTAGTTACACCGGCTTCATTAGCGGTGGCTTTAGTTATCGACGCGCTGTACTGGGCTAGGCTGTCATTCGCCATCTGCGTGGCATAACGACGCATGTTGTTACCCAATCGGTCGCGGGCATAGATGTTTTGCAGTTTATCGACTGCATCTTGCTGCACTTTCCCGGTAGCTGTCTGCGCTACCTCGACCAGTTGCCTCGCTTCTTCATCATCGGATTGTTGATATACGCCATTGATTTGACCGCGTAACTCAACGATGAGATCAGCTTTGCTTCGGCCTGTTAGCGTGGATTGGTATATGCCAGTTGCTAAGGTATCTAGCTGCTGATCGGCGATTGCTTGAAAGCCTTGGAATGATAACTGCTGCAATGCTGAGATCGCTTCGGGTGCTACCCGCGTGAACGTGCCGAACTCGGAAAGCATCGCGTACTGTCTGCTGGCAACGTCAATATACTCATCGATCATAGCTTGCGCTTCAGATAAGAAATCGACCTCCATCAACCGGCGAACTTCTTGCCTAGCCTGAATCGACCATTCCAAATCGAATAGCTTGCCGTCGGTATCAGGTGCACTGTTAACGTAAGACGTTATGTTCCCTTCTAGGGTTTGCAATACCCCAGCCATGCGGCGCTGATGTTCGTCAGTTAACCGCTCTAGGAAATCCGCGTAATCATCATTCGCCGCCATTATCAGATGGCTCAATCAGTTCGTCGCCGCCGGGGACTTCATCAAGGCCGATCTTTTCACGAACCTCGTTGAGACTAACCGCGCCGCTGTCGATGTGATACTTGTAGATCTGAGTACGTTCTGAGAAATCACCCACCGCTCTTGTGCTGTCGATTATCTCTTCATGCGCTTGTGCCAGCTTCTCATCGTCTAACACTAGATCGGCAATCTGCTTGTCGACTTCCTGCATCATTGTAAGAGAACGTACACCACTGGCTCTAACCTGCTGCAAGAACAATAGCTCTTTGTCGTAATCGCGTAGATCAAACGCATCGGGGTAGAACACCTCAACGTCAGGGGTTACACCCAGCCAGTTGCAGAAATACGTCCAGACATGCTCTTCGGCTAACTCTAACAAATCAGCCTTCTCGGATAGCTTTGCGTTAAGCATTTGGAACTCAGTCTGCATCGCTACGCCTGATTGCGTGATTGCTTCGGTTCCTCGTACTGCGCCCATATGAGCCATTCGGTTGATAGCCTCAACCTTGTCCTTGATTGATTCGCGTATCGAATCGATATTCTGACCGCTAGGTTGTAACAGATACGGCTTTAACCCTGCATCGCTATCTTCGGGCAAGTTAATAACCGAACCGGCACCAGCACTCGCGTCTGCGTCATAAGTCTTAACCAGTGACGGATGGTTGCTGATACGAATAAGCTGCTCGATCTCACTTAACTCTTGATAAATAGCCTTCTGCATTAACGCAACGTCACTTAGATCGCTAATGCCTACGCCTCGGACAACACTGCGCGCAGCAGGTAAGAATGCCGCTGGGATCTTGCCCAATGGATTGGGTACTTCTTCAATCTTTGTCTCAGCGTGGCCGTCATCTTTCCAGAACTCGATGGTGTCTTTGCGCCACAGCCTGTAATAACTAACGGTCGTTGTGGCATCTTCACGGTCTACTGACTCGCGCAGCTTGAGATAGGTAAGTTCAAACCGCCCACTAGGGGTGCGCTCATACTTCCAATCAAATACGTTCTCAGGCGTGAACAGCGTTACATAGGGCCGAATGTCTTGGTCTAGTTCTTCTGCTCGCGTCTGCGCGTTGCTTTGCGGCTTATCAACTAGAATCCAAACGTGACCATACACCGACGCCCAGATCTGCGCTTGCTTCATAAACGAATTAAAGTTCATGCCATCAAGATCAGCGTCACTGATGAATGATTGCAGCGCGGGGTTATTAGCCAGACTGTTATAACTTCTGACCGGCGGTACACGCCACAGAAACGATGAATAGATGTGAACAATGTTCCGGCAGTGGTTATCTACCGGAGTGAGTGAGATGCGACGGTTGTAATCGTCTTTTGATTCGTTGAGATAGCCAGTCAGATATGAACCTGCTTGGTAATCCTCGCCGCCCATGTATGAGCGCAAATACAGCTCCCATCGTTCTTCATTCTGATCATAATCGGGATGCTGGTATTCAAGAAATCGCATTAACTCCACCTCACCGGCTGCGGTACGTCGTGTTCCTTACGAATCGGGAACATATATTCAATCAAGTAACCCAGTGCGTCGTTCATGTGATCGAACCCGTCATCCTTATTCGGCTGGCTGGTGCCTTCTTTGTACGTTTGACGCTCTAGGCTGTTGACTACGTTTTTACAGTTGGGGCTAACAAATAGCCGCCGCTCTTGTTCGCTCGATAGCAGTCTGCTATTCACCGCGTTGATTCTATCACGAATCGCTGGGTGTCTTGTCCTAACTTTAACCTTGAAGCCTGCGTTTTGCAGTATGTTCAGATCCGTTCGACTCCCTGCGGATGTCTTACGCTGCGCCGATGCTGGGTCTGGGTAGATAGTGATTGGCTTGTCATTGTAACGCTGCCTGATCTCATCGACCATCTCATCGGTGTTCGAGCCATACATCACGATCTCATCAATCGCGTGTACTACCCCGCCATCCCTAACGCATACAACAGCCGACATCGGATCGACGTTAAAGTCCATCCCAATATGCAGATCTTCGATTGGGCCTTTGTAGGTCTTAACTGACTGTTCACGGTTGAAGCCGTAGTAAATGATCCCGCTATAGTTAACAAACCTCGCCTCATACTCTTGCTGAAACGTGCGCTCATCCAGGTCGTGCTTTGCTGCCTCGATCTCTTGCGCTTCTACGTTACCGCCCTCGATGGTCGTATATTGGAACGCTTGCCACGACTCGTAGCCATCAACGCCCCTAGTCCATAGGTCATAGAAGTGGTTTCTGCCTTTCGGTGTTCCAATAAATAACGCCGAACCTTTGCGGTCTGATAGCGATGGTCGCAACACTTCATACCAAGCCTCTGGCCGCATATCCGCGAACTCATCCAGAACGACAAAATCTAACGCCCTGCCGCGCAGACTGTCCGGGTTTTCGGCACCTTTTAGTGAGATGGTTGACCCATTGCGAAGTGTGATGGTGAGTGATGTTTCGTTCTTGCGCTCAATATAGCCATCAGGAATTGACTCGATCAGCATTGCCCAAGCGATTTCTTTAGCCGCTTTGTAGGTTGGTGCAACATACCAGCAGTTGCGGCTTCTAGCGCCTAGGGCTACCCGCAACAGTTCGTAAATACATAGGAACGTTTTGCCGAATCGTCTACCCGCTACAACTACCCTGAACCGGCAGTTGCGAAAAAAGATATCATCCTGCGGCTTGGTTAGCTTCATCGGCTCGCTGTATCACTATCGGTTGCAAGTCAATCGGCGCGGCTTCTGGCTGATCCATCTGGCCTAACCAATTTTTGCCTAGCCATATAAGCTGGGTGTTGTCCCCGTCCATTGCTTTGGTGTACTGCCTACGTCTGAGGCTCATTTTGCCCGCTGCGCTCTTTTGTTTGAAATAGTCCGAAAAACCGATGCCGTGATCGCGCTTACACGCTGCGTTTAGGGTGTCGTAATCCACACCAAGAACTGCTGCTTGTTCTTCGCCAGTGCAGTGTATCTCGCACATCGTATCGACTTGGTGCCAGTCTATTTCAGCCAAGGGTCTTGCCATTAGTTGTTAAAGCTTCCGTTTGTTCTGCTGGGGTTATCGTGGCGCTCGACCATAGCTTCTAATGCTCTGATCCGGCTAGGCGGGGGCAGGTCTGAATAGTAAAAGACCCGCTTGCTTGCTGCTGTATGGGCGGTTCCTGTATGAACTTCGCCATTCGGCATTGTATGAACCTGACCCGCGTATATCGTGCCATCTTGATTGAACAGTAATACACCACGCATTTACTTTTCTGCCTCCAAGAATTTAAGCCGCGACTTTATCTCAACAAGCTGCAACTCTAGCTCCCTGACCCGTTGAACGCTGGCGTTCACTTCAGGCGGGGCGTGAAGTTGTCAATCCAGTTGTCGTTTTCTTCAACCTCGATCATCATCATAGCTTGTTCGCGCTCTAACAAGCCAAGGCGTTCAGTGATACCAAAGTATGCCCAAACACCTACAGCCGTTGCTCCAACCAAACTAAGCAAGTTTTTCAGCGGGATCGTCAGTTCTGAATCTTCGGAAACCTTAGCCACCAGCCTTGCCCTTCACTTTCTCATATCCGCGAATGCCTGACATTCCAAGCATTCCCAATAGAACCGGATACAGTAGATCCGATTGTATCTCAGGAACAGGCAACCAAATGCCCAGGAATGGGCTGACCACTACGTTGTAAGCCAACCCAATCCAACAGATATGGCCGATCATTGGTCGCCAGCTTCGTTGTAGCCAGTTACCGCCAGCCTCGACTTTGGCTAGCTCGATCTGCGCTAGGCTTAGTTCCTGCGCGTGATTGTCTGCCATCGTTGCGATTTCATGCGCTAACTGCGCCCGCTGGTCTTTATCCTCGATGAACTTATCGAGAATCCCCGCTACAGGCCCGACCAGTTCTTTAACAATGCCTATTCCCATAAGATCGCGCTCTTGCTCGTTATGGTCAAAATAAACTCTTTGCCAACCTTTGCAAAGAATTCTCTACAGGTCGCCTTGGAATTGTAAACCATCGGCACCGTTTTTGTAATCTCCCAGCCGTTACCTAGCCCGATGCAACCGTGTAGCTCTTTCGGCCAGTTTGCGGGGTGGATCAGTATATGGCTGCGATCAGGCACGTTGGTTAACTCAACCACGCCCTTAAATCTGTTGCCGTCGAATGGCTGACACTCATAGCTCGCTTCGGGTACGCATGACTCCCACGGCTTATTGTCTAACCAAGGCCGCTCTACGGTGTAGCAGTGAAACCCGCAATCCGATGTCAGTTCACCGAACGTCCCATCTTCTAAATACGCCAGCCGTTCTAGTTTTACAGTCTTCATATCACCTCAACATAGCAAATCGGGTATTTTAACCCTTTTGCTACCCTAAACGAAAGGTTTACTTTTGGTTGGGTTTTTGTAATTATTTGCGGGTCAAAACAACTAAGAGAATCAAATGAACGACACATTTTTTCGCGCTACTCAGGCGCTCAACAAACTGCCCGAAATCTTTAGCAACGGATCGACCAAGCGCATACCGCGCAAGCTGACCGATAAAGAAATCGACCGCATCTGTGAACTTTACACGCTGGGATGGTCTAAGCCAGACATCGCTTTAGAAATGAACATGCACCAAAGTACGGTGTACAACGCGGTTCGCCGCTTTCTACGCTCGGAGTCAAACTAGTGAAAATACGATATATCTTGCTGGCCGCGTTAACCTTGATTCTAATGATGCAAGCCTCGACGATGGCTTTCGAGGATGAACTGCAAGAAGAAGCGGATTATATAACCAACGTCTGTGATGGCATCTGGCCTGACTTTAAGGGTCTAAGACCTACTTGCCCTGATCGGTTCGCCTACCAACCTTAAAATCTGTTCTTCTTCATCTTCAGGGGCTTCCTCGCCGGGGTCTGGCCCCTCGATTTCGCCTTGGTCTTCGCAGATGACCGTTATGATCATTCCGGGCTGCATATCCTCAATCAGTATGTTCGCCATAATAACCCGCCCTTTTTTCGTAATCTGCTTGCTGCTGATGCTTGAATTCTTCGCGCTCGATCAGTTTAGCAAGTTGCGCTTGGGCGTGGTGTAAATTTTCGACTTCTTGCGTCTCAGCAAACGCCGTCACCGACTTAATAACCTCGGCATCAAGGTATCCCATGCGTCGGGATACGATCAGATCAATCGGGTAGACTTCTTCAATCATGGACTTCTCGCAGATCGCCTTGGAATTCGTAAACTCCAGGCTTGTGTACCCTAACAAATTCGGGCATCAGCAGAACCCCGTCGCGGATCGTTATTACAGCAAAGCCGCTGACCCAGTTCTTTGGCGAATCCTCAGCATACTCGAACGCTGACGCATTAGGCTCTTGCATTGTGCCTAACTGAACCCCGTACCTAGTCCCGGTGTAATCAGTGAACGGTTTGCATTCCTGCTGATGCGTGTGACCTGTAACCATATTGACGCCGCCTTTCAGGACGTTGTTATACCCTGCGTGAACGCCACCGTTCCATCTATGCTTAACGACCAACTTTTGTAAATTGCCGAAATTGATATGCACAGACATATAGATCGACCAGCTTGGGAAAAAATCTTCTAGCCTAGTTCCCGTTAGCCCTCGCATTTCTGGCATCTGCATCGCCAGCCGTGACTCGAACCGAGAATCATGGTTGCCTATTGTCCAAATCCGCTGCGCACTAGGCGCGGCTTTTTCTATTTCTTCGAGTCTTAGCTGTACGGTGTCCATCTCATCAGCCAACGCTGGGATGTATTCCCAACCCCTTGGCGGGTGTCGGCTAATGCTTGCGCCGTCGATCATATCGCCATTCAGAATGATCATATCAGGCTGCAGTTCTTTGGTTAGTTCAACGAATGCTAGGTGGGCGGTCGATACGGCATTCAGTTGGTAGTGCGCGTCTGATCCGATGATCATCACCAAGTTGTCGGCGTCGATCTCTTTCCGCACATGCTTGGCTGGGGTATTTTGATCAATCTTGTTGGGGTTAGTGATCAGGCCGTGATCGGCTTCTAGCAACCTGCGTTTCTTGTAAACATTCCTGATGTCGATGTCGTATTTACGCGCCATTCCAGATGCGCCGATTTTACGAAACTCAGCTATCCATTCTTGATGATTCAATCCCGTCTTGTCTTGATATTCTTGCACTGTTCTGCCTCATATAGTGATTAGTCACATGCGCCCAAATGAGTCCTTTCCAGCCCGTTCTGTACTGCAAATCAATATGATGTTGTTCTTGTTCCCAAACCTGTTTTGCAGCTTCATCCATCGCCTTAATCATTTTGGCGGCTATTTGTCGCGGCTTCACAGTACGCAATCAAAGCATTTTGACTGCCCCATCCCTGTATATTTCGGAAATTTTGAGCGTGCCTTCCGGGTTCTACAGTGTGAGCAAAAAAGTAATTCAACTGGTTGATACCCTTCTGCTTGGGCGATTGTACCGCCATTTTTCACAAAATTCTCAACGTCTTGCTGCAACCTTCTGCGTGATGCTTCACGCTTTGCGTTGAATGATGCCCTCAACTTATCCTCCCTTCGTGGTACTTAATATCCTGACTGAACCGCTTAATCATATCGCGGTAGTCTGCTGCGTATAACTTCCTGACCTTGCGCTGAACTTCCAGCATATGCTCGACAAAATCTTTACCGTAGTAATCAATCATCCAAATCGTATAAGCCTGAGCCGCTGCGCCGTGTTTCATGCCCCAGTTGTTGCAAGCCTTACACTGTGGGTGAACGTTCTCAACCTCCAACGCCCAATAACTACTGCGACCCTTCGGTATAAAGTGACCGCCATCCATTTCTTTGTAGTGTTTTGTGATACCGCAGGTAACACAATCAGCATAACCGTGATCATCTGCGGCTGAGATTCTAGCCAGCAGTTGCAGCTTTTTCATCGCTTTGGCCCGTAAAGTTTCTGACATCAGACTCCGCACATTCCTTCGCATTCATCCATAAAATTAAAGGCCACTTGATCTTCCGCAGGATCGCTCAAATCAACCTCATCTAGCGGCTGCAAACTTCGGTGAACGTATAATTTTTGTTTTGTTTTTGAAAACCCGCCACGAATTACATGGTCAATAACTGTAGCTTCAATCCAAGATTTAGGGTCTTCGGCTTTCATTTTTCGCCAAGTAGCATTGTCGTGATATGGGCAGAACGTGCAGGCGCTTTTCTTCGGCAGTTCGTTATAGCCGTGGTCGCGCATCCACTCTAGACAGTGCAACCGACTCATGCGCTTTTCAATAAGCGGCCATCGGTTGTTACACCACTTCTCTGGCGCGTCTTTCATGCGCTGAATTTCATCGCTAGATATGCCGATCCACTGCTCCACTGTATCCGCAGGAATGCGCTGTCTGGGCATATAGCCTGCTAGCTCTCTTATCTTTTTCTGTATGGGCTTCACCTTGTAATCGGATGTGCATTGGCGGCGTAATAGCCCAACACCGCCGCTAGTATTACTCGTAAAAAATGGTGGATTTGCGAACCTTTCTTCACCGTTGAGGATTGCCTTTTTTAGACTTCCGGCTGTGACGCGCAACACAGGAAATGGTAATTGAGTTTCTAACCAATCTAGCCAACTATATATGTGGTCTGGCTCACTTTGCGTATCTGCAAAAATCGCGTAGTCAGGCATGGGCGTGATCTCGCCATGCGCCGCCATCAAAGCCATAGTGGATGACTGCACCCCAGCACCTAAACTCAAAACAACTAATTTGGTCATTATCTGATGCCTCGCAGGTTGGCTTGTCGCGTTCTTTCGGCTTCAAAGTATTTGTTGCCTAGCTCGATCTGCATCTTAACTTTCTGTGCCGCGATGTTTTTATACTGAGCCTCCAGATACATTTCACGCCATTCGGCTTTTGCCCTGACCTCTTGCTGCGCTTTTGCCGCGCTCATCCCGCTGTCCATCATCGCTTTAGCCGCTGTCGCTTCTTGGCTTTTCAATCTGGCTTCGGCTTCCGCCGCTTCAGCTTGCGCGTCATCCCATTCATCGATGCGTTGGCTTAGCTTATCAAGAATCCGATCAAGCTGGTCTACTTCTCTACTCATGCCCTTCTCCGCCTTTTTGCGTATCTGATCCGCTGATACTTATCGAATCGGATCGTTGTTTCTGATGGTTGTAACGGTGGCAATTTGAGCCACGAATATGGCGCTTTGAAATCGTACTTCGCCAGTGTTGTGAAATACGCAACCCCTGTTTTTCGGTTGTTAAGCACACAAAGCCCCAGCATTTCACGATAGAACCTTCTAATATCGTCAACGCTTGGGCCGTCCATCGCTGAATAGGTGACCAATTCACCATCCCGAACCTGTATGTCTTTGCCTTTTTTCTCAGGTAGCTCCCAGTCACATTTCGGGCATTGTCTAGCACTTTCAAAAATATGGCCGCAGCTATCACAGACAATTCCTTCGCTGTCTTTAATTTTTTTATCAAGTCGTTCCTGCGCGATTCGTTCATACAAATTCCCCGTTGGTTCTAATCCCCACGGCACTTCATCGCTGGCGAAGCCTAATCGGACAACATTACCAGCATGATCCAGCACCAAACAATCTTCTTTACCTTTGGCGGTTCTCAGTCCCCGGCCTAGCATTTGCAGGTGCAGAATGATCGACTGAGTTGGTCTAGCTAATACAACGCAATCCATTTCTGGTAAATCAAAGCCATAAGTTGCAACCATGCAGTTGGTCAGCACTTGGGTTTCGCCAGACCTAAACCGATCAAAGATGCCTTTGCGCTCGCCAATCTCGGTCATGCCGTCAACGTGCTCAGCTTTCACGCCCTGCGATACAAAGCGATCTCGCACCAAGATGCTGTGCTTCACTCCAGCGCAGAAAACCACTGTTCGCCTACCTCCGGCAAGCTTCAGCCAGTGCTCAACAATGTCGCCGACAATGTGCTGTTGCGACATCCGCTCTTGCAACTGGGTTTCGTTGTAATCGTGTTTTTTGCGATCAATGGTTATCCCGTCTAGGTCTACTTGCGTCGGCGCGTAATAAGTCGCTTTCGCCAGATGCCCCATATTCATCAACTCAGAAACCATAGGCGCTTGGATCATTACGTCGTAGGCTTCCCCTAATCCGCGCCCATCTCCCCGCGCTGGTGTCGCCGTCAGACCCAGGATGTCAGTGCCGAGACCTTTGTAGTGATCAATAAGCTTTAACCAAGTCGGGCTGAGTGATAGGTGGCACTCATCGATGATTAACAGGTCAGCTTCGGGCAGTTGGATCTTGCCGCTTTTACTTCTTGCGTGGAGTGTGTCTTTGGATGCAATCTGCAACGGACAACCTAAAGTGTGATAGGTCATATCCTCGCCAGCCATGATGATGCCGTAATCATTCCCGAAGTCGTAACCAATCGCGTCGAACTTGTCGGCGGTCTGGTCTACTAACTCACGGCGCGGCAGCAGGAACAAAACACGCTGGTCGTTTGTCAAATAATGGTCAGCGATGGCCGCAGCCATGACCGTTTTACCTGATCCGGTTGGTGCTTGTAAGATGATTGCTTCGTGTTTTGCTAGCTCGACAATTGACTGATCAACCGCCCGCTGTTGGTATTCTCTTAGTTCCATTCTCGATCAATCCATACTTGAACGAAGTGATATTTACCTTGCAGCGATTCAATTAACGCCGTCAGTTTTTTTTCGACAATTTCAGGCGTCACATAAGGCTTTATGCTTTCAATAACTAGCATTCCGTCAGGATCGTCATACTGCTGACCTTTATCATCACAGCAGCAAATCGTGACCGTAGATTTGCCGTCCATCGCCAGGAACATAATAAAGGCGACTTGCGCCTTCCAATCATCGTTATCGAATGGATAAATGTTGTAGGTTGCTAATTCCATAACAGCAATGACCGCTTACTTCGACGGGATTATATTTACATAGCCCAACCCTAAAGTAAACCCTTAGTTTACTATTTAGATCAAAAAAATGGCCTGTTTCAAAAAGCCATAGTGACCGCTGGGTGCGTAGGGTGTCCTATCACCTGAAGGGATTGTCAGTTGAGGCTATATTTTCATCCGACCATTTCGCGGTATATGCAAGCTGGCCCAAACTTGTCCTACCCCATTGGGTCACGACACCTTTAACGGATGTTCAATTTCGCGCTGCACCAAAAGCGCGTAGCTTCTCAACGTTTGTCATCAGATTTGTTTCGCTCAACGGTTCAATACTGACTAGACCGCGCCCGTTAG